AGAACGACCCTTGCTGATTGACGATAGCTGCGCCGGCGCCGATGTCGGCATAGGCGGCAACGATCGGCGACTCGCCCACCAGCGGTGTCGGCTGGCGATATCGCTTGGTATGCAAGCGGATATGCAGCACGTCGCGCTGCGGCACCAACAACTGATTGTCGGCGCCAAGGCGGCGTTGAATAACGTCGTTGCCGTAGAGTTGATAGAAAATCTCGCCGTTGACCGCGAGCCGCGGCTGCGACATCAGCGGGTCCATCAGGTGGAGCTCATCCACCTCGTAGCGATCGTTGCGCAACGCCAGCGCATAGGTGTTGCCGTGCTCATAGAGCGAGCGCGTTGCATTGAGCATGAAATCGCTTGTTGATTGATAATCGTTGAAATAGCGCAACAGGCGGGACAGCGCCGAATTCTTGACGCGGTCGCGCCCGCCCTTTGAGTTGAGCCGCCAGTGATCGCCAGGGCACATGGCCACGGTCTGCGAATAGGCCGAGACGCAAGCCTCGACCATTGCCGACCGTGGCGCGGTGATCGGGTCGTATCCCTGTTGCCACCAATTCCAAGCGGCGCCATCCGGCAACCAGCCGCCCGTCACCGACAGATTGTAAGGGCCAGGGCGAAAGTCGCCTTCGCCTCGGCGAACGAGGCGATCGGCGATCCGCCCTAGCCAGGCGCGTGCGCTCACGTCGATGGGTTTGCCGTGGTCGCTCTGGTCGGATAGGTGCCGCGCTGCGGAGTCTTGCCCGCCTCGGCCTGGCGCTTTTCGCGCTCGGCCGCCGGCAGCATGCCGGTATCGGCCGGCGAGCCGTCCGGCTCCTTCTCGACCACATGCACGCCGCTTGCCGCCAGGTCGTTTTCCTCCTGGGTCGGCGTCGGCTTCACGCCCGCCATTGTCTCGCGTTGCTCGGCGTGTCCTTTCTCGCGGGCGGTCTTTTCGTCCGCGAGCCGCTTCTTGGTTTCCTCGACGCGCTTCTTGTTGGCGGCGGCGTCGTCGTGAGGCTGATCGGCCATCTGATGTTCCTTTCGTTTGCGTGTGTTTCAGTCTTTCACCCAAAGGGTGATAAGGCGTGAACTACCAAGTAACGCCGGCAACCCAAGCAACGACGCCCGCACGCCTGATGCACCAGTTCGTTGGTAGGATCAGCCGAAGGGCGAGGCTATCGGTTTGGAACATCGACTTGGCCGGCGCACCGACCACGGCGGGCGCCCCGGACGTGCCGATGTCGGTCGGCGCGGTGTCGTCGAAGACCAGCGTAGCCTGGTCGCTGATTTCGAACCTTGGCGCGTCGCCGCCAACCGCCACGAAGTCGGCGGCATCGAGGGCGATCACCGTGCCGAGCGGCACCGTGCCAGAAGTGATGACCGGCCATCCGCCGAGCCTGCCTTGACTGATTTCGTCGCGGAACGGGAAAACGCCCGCGCCCGGCGCCGCTACAAGCCCGATAGAATTTGCTTGCTGCGGATTGAGAAGCCAGACCGGCGCGCGCACATTGCCCTTGGTGCCGGTGAGCAGCGCGCCGGATATTTGCTTGATGTCACCGACCAGGGCGGTGAAGCCGCCGGCGGCGGTCGGCGTCAAGCCGGCCACGCCGTTGAGGATGCCGGCGGGCCGCACCACGGTCGCCGGGTTGGCATCGAGCAGCACACTATCAAGCGAGATAGCGGTGTCGTTTTGGATCGCGTCGCGGAGCAAGCCCTCGACCGCCGGCACGGAATGCTCGGACAATTCCCTGGTCCAAGTGGTGATCACGGCCATTTTCTTCGGCGTCAAGGTCTGCGAGCTGAACAGCCCTTGGCGAACCGGGATCGGCAAACCTTCACCAACAAACGAGCCGGCGATCGTCGGCGTGGTCGCGCGCGTCGGGATCAGGATTTTGCCGTAGGGACCAAACGAAAGCGACAATCCCTTCGCTGCAAGCCGCGGATAGATCGCCGCCGGATAGAGGACTTCCATGAACGCAGCGTAGGTGGTCTGCGCCAATTCCGCGGCCCATCCGACCGCGGTAGTGGTGGCCGGCGCGGTCGCGGCGCGCATGATCCACATCACCGCTTGCCGGTGCTGCTCGTCGTCCCCGTAGATTTCGCGCATCGTCACGTCGATCGGCTGGCGCTTCTGATGCGCGAACAATTGCGCGACGCCGCAATGCACGAGCAGATCGAGTCCTTCCGTTTTCTTGCGTGGCATTCCGAACGGCCGCGGCGTGTCGATGCTCGCAGTCTGGTGGGCGGCGATTGGAGTGATGGCCGTGCTGCCGCGAGCGGTGGTGACGAGCGCGCGCGAGCCGCCATTGTCGGAAGTCTCACCGAGTTGCCGCTCGGCATCGCGCAGGGAAGCGAGCGTGCGTTCCGCCTGCGTGAGGCTTGCGCTCAACTCGTTGGCGGCGCCCAGGCTGTCATCGCTGACGTTGCTGGCGTCGCCCTGCTTGTCCCAATGGTCGGTCAATTGATCTTTCAGTCCGTTGATGCGTTGTTCGACCGCAGTAATACGTTGAGCAAACGACGACATGGTCGTGCCCTTTCTGATGGGAGGTCGTGTCGGCTTGCCCGCCGGTTGAGCCCCGCGGCGAGCGGCCCGGTCTTTTGCGCCATGCCCGGCGAAGACGAGGTCGATCGTTGCAGGGGAAATTCTAAGGCCCTTGGCGACCGCCAGGGCGTTTGGATTGGCCGGGACCGAGACCAGGCTGCACTCGACCAGCTCGGCTTTGGTATAAAACACGCCGTAGTCGGACTCCTTGCGCGGCTTGGTTTCCATCGGCCGGAAGCCGACCGAAACGGCGCGCAGAATGTCGGCAGCGATCAACGCGCGGAGCTCGTCGATGCGCTCGGACGTGCCCTTGGGCGCCAGCTCGAGCTCGCCGCGCAATTGCTTGTCCACGACGCGGAGCTTGCTCCACTTGCCGATCGGCCATGATGAGTTGTGAGCAAACAAAGCAATCGGGTTTTTCTTGAAGGCGGCGAGCTCCCAGCCGTCCGCCATGATCACGTCATCCATTCGATCCGGCGTTTCGTCGGAGAGGATGAACTCAAGCGCCCCGACCTTGCCCTCGTGGGTCTTGTGGCGAATGTCGCCGGCGCCGCGATTTTCCCAAAGTATCTGGCAGGCCTCCTCGTCCCCGATCTCGTCGGTGCACCGCTCCATGAAATCGTCCTCGCTCTCGTCCTCCTCGGGCTCGAGGTCTTGGCGAGATAGCTTCGCGGCTGCGTCCATAGCCGGCCTCCTACCAAAATTTGGGAATGGAAAAGCGGCTCGCCGCGGCCGGCGTGGTTAGGTCGGCCGCAGCGAGCCTACCGCACTGTGCCTCTCAGCGGTGCGGGTTGGGATCGTCGGAGCGATGCCCGGCCGCCATGGCGCCGGCGCCGGCGCCGGTCTCGACCGCGATGCCGAACTTGCATTCGTCGCGCGACTGCACAACCGGATGGTCGCGCGAGCCGGACCTGATTTTCACGAAATTGATCGAGCGGCCCCACGCCTCCGAAATCAGGATCGAGGTATTCGGCTTGGCGACAACGGTGACCTCGCCGCCCTTGCTGTCGAACAAGTCGTTGAACAGGTTGCCGTCGCTCGAGACCTGAAAGGTCAAATTTGCGGGCGTGAATTCCTGCGGGACGGTGATGCGGACGATGTTGCCCGCGGAGCAGTCTGCGGCATCTGAAAGCGACTCGCCGAGCGGAATGGTCGGCCCATCAACAATAGTGATCGACATTGGGTAATCTCCCCTTTTTAGGATTGCGGGTTAGACGATGCCGGCCGTGATCAGCGCCTCGACATCCGCGAACAGGTCATTGGCCTCGGGCCGGACCTCGACCTCGCGCCGGTTGATTGGTCCCCAATGCTGGCGCAGATGGCGCAGCGCAACGGCCGCGGCCTCGACCGCGAATTGCGGGCAGCACTTGCAGAGCTTCTGGAATGCGCGGCCCTCGCCGGCACCGTAGTTTTCCCAATCCGTTTCCGAACACTCGACGCCATCGGCAAAGATGTGCAACGCGCATTGCGCCGGCGGCTCGATGCCGAGCCCGGCAGCGTATTCCGCCATCAGCTTTTCGATCTCGGTCGAGCAGCTTGAGGAATTGAAACTTTGCTGGAACAGCCCGGCCTCGGCGGTTTCACTTTCGACGTTGGTCGCGCTCTGGTCGCGACCCTCGCAATGCTGGCCGGACGACTCTCGCATACCGAGGCCGAGCAATAAGACAAAAAGGTGCCGCAGGGTTTTTAGTCCGGCGGTTTCGTTGCTCATCTCGAGGTCGTTGAATATGTCGGCGTACCATGCGAGCGCGTCCTTGTCCTCGTTGTGCGAATTGGCTTTCGCCATATCGAGCGCGGATGTGTCGAAGGCAAATAGTTTGCGAATGCACGTTGCGAACGCGATCGCCATGCCGGCGATATAGGCGGGCGGCGCCTGGCCGCGGTCGGCCCATTCGTAATGCGCAATCGCGGACGAGCGCGCCAGGCCGACAATGGCGGCCGCGGTCGCCGGGTCGAGCGGCTCGAGCAGCGGCGGCGGGTAGGGCGGCAAGCCGAATTCGGCGTCGAGCGCGTCCCAGGTCTGCGGCCCGACCACGCCGTCAACGACGAGGTCGCACATGAGTTGATAAACCTCAACCGCGTCGGCGGTGATGTTGCCGAAGTCGCCGTCGAGCGGGCGCACGCCGAGCAGGCGTTGCACCAGCGTCACCTGGCTCCCTTGCGAGCCGATCGAGATCGTGGGCCGCTCGATCATCGGTACATCAGATGCGGTTCCGGCAGGCCGGGACCGAAGCCGATCAACCCGGAAAGCCAGACTAGAACGGCGATAATGCAGAGCAGACCGACGATGACCTTGCCCCACTTGTAGACGTTCGCGTCGATCGACCAACCCATGAAGCCCGTGATCAACCAAACAATGCAGAATGCGATGAAGATGACGATCGCGATGTAAAGCAGGAGGTAAGCAAAGCTGATGAGAATTCCCATTTGATCGCCTCCCTATCGAACCTTGTTTGCCGGATGCTTCGGATCGAGCGGCCAGCCGTCGTCGTCAACGTCGATGCTGTAGCCGTCGAGCTCGATGAAACGCTTGGACGAGTTGTGGCAGGCTTCGCAGAGCGATTGCAGCTTGCCGATTACAAACTTGTTCCAATCGCCCTTGTGCGGCTCGACGTGATCGACGATGCGAGCGACCGTGACGACGCCGCGCGCCAGGCAGAAGGCGCAGAGCGGATGCGCTCGCAGTTGCA